AAAGAAAGCCTAGCAGAAGTGGAAGTGGAGAAAGCAATTTTTTCCATTAAGAGAAGTGCAGGATGGAAATTCTATGCTGAAGCTGCTAATATTATGAACGAATGGTTACAGGAAGGATCTAACTCAAATAAACTTTTATCTAAAAACCTTAGAACCTGGTCATTCAATCCGATAATCGGAAACTTAATAAATAAATTAAATGAAATGGAATCTAAAGAAACGGGATCTTTAAATATACCTTCACAGCAAGGAGAATCATTTGTAGCTAAAGTTTACTCTCCCATATTCCTTTCTGAGAATAATACATATTTTTCTATAGGTGGAAAATACTTCAGAGCAAATACTGAAGGGGTGGTTACTATTAATGAAGAAAGTATAGATAACAATTTCAAGTCTTTAAACGAAGCATTTTCTAGTAAAAACCTAAGGATTAACGAAAAAGGTATAATCTATTACGTAGGAAAAGATAAGATCTCTATAGTAAACGAAAATGATTCTAACTTTGTTTATGTAAACACCTCTAAATTAAGCTTTGATAATAAGAATATGTTAGCTAAGTTATTAGAATCTAAATTTTCTGGAGTTCTTGGATCTAATGGATCTAAATCAGTATATGATATAATAAGGCTTTATGAAAATTTTGACAGTATTGTTGAATTAGATTTTATAAAAAGTGTAAGATCTAAATTATATGAAGGAGCGGAAGTAAATCTAATTAAATGGGAAGGAAAAATTTATGTAAATAAAGTAAACCCTTCTATGAATGAAAATTCCTTATATCCCTCTAATGGAAGGCAAGCTGTTAAATTTGTTAAAGAATATCTGAATTATGACATTTCTGAAGGTCTTACTGAATATTTAGAAGGTGAAGATAAGATTAAATCTGTTATGGTAAATGACAGAACTAAAGTATTAGAAAACCTTAAAGTTGTAGAGAATGAATTAGCTAAAATAAATAATGCTATTGGAATAAATTCTAAACTATCTGATTCAGAAGAAATAAAAAAAGCTAAAGAAATGTTGGAAAATAATATTTCTAAGTTAAAAGAAAAATGGGCTACTATTAATTCTGAAATAGAAAAATTCGATTCTATTGATTATTCTTCTATAGAGAGTATTACCGAAGATGAAAAATTTAATATAGGAAGTCTTGTTAAAATTAAAGAATCTGGAGATACTGGTAAAGTTATATCTATAGATGGTTCATCTGGTAGTTATACAGTTCTTCATGATAACGGGCAAACTGGAGAATATAAAATAGACGAAATTGTTGATTTGGAAGAAGCTTTAAGTAAGACTCCAGGTGAAGAAACTGAAGGTAGCGAAGAAACTTCAGGAGAAGAAGCTGAAGGTAGCGAAGAAACTCCTTCGGAAGAGACTGAAGGTGAATTAGATTCCGAAGAAGAAAAAGTATAAATATAAATATATCAATAAAAGGTCTACCTAATAAAGTAGACCTTTTTTGTTTGGGAACTATTAGCGAATCCTGGACTAAAATATATAAAGTAAAATAAATTTAAATATGGCTAATTATGTTAGAAATGTAGATTTAATGAGAGCATTTAAAGAATCTAAAGAAGCTGGAGAACTTACTCGAGAAATGATTGATATGTTTACCTTAATGATAGAGGGTATAGCAAAAAGAATGGCTTATAAAAATCCAGACGATAGAAACGATTGCATGGCTTCAGCTATGGAGGACCTTATAAAATATTGGAATAGATTCAATCCGGAAAAATCTAATAACCCATTCGCTTATTTTACTCAAATAGGTAAAAACGGATTTGCTAAAGGATGGAAAAAAATACATCCACCAAAAAGCCCTAACACTATTCCATTTAGCCATATAACAGGAGATTCTGGAAATTATAATATATAGGTAATGTCTATTAAAAAAATAAAGCCCAATGGGAATTTCAGATCTGGTAAATACGAACCTACAAATCCTGAAAAATACATAGGCGATATTCACAATATAATTTGTAGATCTTCTTGGGAATATAGATTTTGTTCTTATTGTGATTTAAACGAATCTATATTAAAATGGGCTTCGGAACCAATGCCTATAGATTATTATAATCCACTGGATAAAAAAATTCATAAATATTATGTTGACTTTTATGTTAAGTCTGATAAGGGAGACGGGGATACCGAAGAATGGATTTTAGAAGTAAAACCCGAGAGGCAAGTAGAAAAACCAGTTTTTGAGGGAGCAAAAACGGAAAAAAAGCTGAAGGCTTATAATCATAGAATGCAGGTATACATCACAAACCAAGCTAAATTCAAAGCTGCGATAGAGTGGGCAGGTAAGAGAGGATTTAAATTTAAGGTAGTGGATGAAAATTTCTTATTTAGAGGAAAATGAATTTTGATGATAGAATTCTGGAATATAAACTAGAAAATGGAAGATCTGTAGAAAAAGTTATGAAAAATACTGAGAACCTTTTTAGAAAAAAATATTCTAGAGGTAAATCAGAAGCTCCTAAAGAAACATTTAATGGTAATCTAATTCCTGGTAAAGTATATATTTTCGACTATTTTACTGACTCAAAATTAAGTAACAAAATAGAATATATTAACCATATGCCTTTGGGCTTGTACTGTGGAGCTGGGAAAAAATTAAAAGATGGGACTAAGATAGAATTTTTTATAGATTTTATAGTAACTCCGCATTTATATAGGGCGGAAATTCTAAAAAAAGTTTTTGAATACTACCAAGAGGTTATAGATAAAAACTCAAACCAAATAACATCAAATCAAATACCTTTGGATCTTAGACCTAAAACTATTAAAAAACTATTAGGGGGAACGGGATATTCGGTTTCATATACAGGATTTAAAAGAAAATTCTTTAGAAATATTGAAGTAATAGATTACTCAGATTGGGAAGCTATTCCATATATAAATCTCGACTCTGTTATTGGTTTAAGAATTTCTGAGATATATAAGAAATATCAAATGAAATTAAAAGCTGATCCTCGGGTATAATATAAAATAACAATTAATGGCGGGATTTTTAGATAATGAACCTAGTAGTAATAATCTATTTAATAGAATAAAAGATTCTGTTAAGGGATTAAGTACTTTTGGTATGAGATATAATGACTTAGTCATTAAGAATTCTCAGGCAGTAGGTGCCACTGAAGCTGTTTTTCTACAAAATGGTCCTATAAGCGATGAAGCTTTATTATATTCTTTAGGTAGACAGGATACAACCACTAGAGAATATGTTACCTATTTTGATAAGGGATATGAGGGAAAGAAAGACTACCTTAGGAAATTTTCGTTAAATCCTGAGATTGAATTTATATTAGATTTAGTTTGCGACGAAGCAATCAATACTGACCCCTCCAATTTTTTTGCTACTCCTAACTTTTTGAATCTTTCAAATGCTAATGAAAAGGTTAAAGATAAATTAGATAAAGTATTCAAGAGTATTTATTCTCTGTGGGGATTTAATGAGGATGGTACTGCTTGGCATTTTTTCCGCCAATTAATAATAGAGGGAGTACTTGCATTCGAAATTATTTATGATGACGACGGGAAAAAAATTATAGGTTTTAAAGAACTTAATTCTAGTAGTATTTTACCAAGTGTGGAAGAACAGAAAGATGGCTCGTTCATTCCTATCTGGATACAGTATCCCGACGACGAAAGAAAAAGAAGAACCCTTTATGATTCTCAAATAATCTATATTTCTTATGCGAAGGGAAATTCTATTTCCAGAGTAAGTTATGCAGAGAGACTAATAAGACCATATAACGTACTAAGAATTATTGAATATACTAGGATCATATGGTCTGTTATGAATTCTTCATTTAGAATGAAAATGACTGTTCCTATAGGTACTAAGTCTCCTCAAAAATCTATGCAAACTTTGGGAGAATTAATGAGTATCTATAAGGAAGATATTAAATTCAATGACGAAAGCGGGGAGCTAACGATGGACGGGAGACCTAAAATACAATTCTATAAGAATTATCTGATTCCTTCGGGAGTAAATGGTACTCCTAGTATAGAACCTTTGGATACTGCGGGGCCAGACCTTAATGATATGCAACCTTTAGCATATTTTTATGATAAACTAATTCAGGAATCTAAAGTTCCTTCTTCCAGATTCCAAGGACCTGAAGGTGGAACACAGGGGAATTATTCTGATGGTGCTGATGGGATGGATAGAGAAGAAATTAGATTTGATAAATTTATAAATAGATTGAGATCTAATTTCCAAAGCATTTTGATAAAGCCCATATGGATTCAGATGTGTAAAGAAATCCCAGCTCTTGCAACTGACTATCAATTTAAAAGTCAATTGGGTTTACAATATTTTTCTGATAATCCATTTAGGGTAAATCAGGAAATTGAAACCATGAATAATAAATTGGAATCAATTAATGGATTAATGGAAATAAACATTTCTGAAAATGAACCCTTCTTTTCTACTGGATATTTAATAGAAAAATATCTGGGCTTAAATAATGAAGATATAAAGTCCAATGAAGAAGCTAAGAAAAGAGCTGTTGATGAAAAGAAAAAGAAGGATGAAGAAGACGAAAGGGGTGATGAAGAAGGTGATAATAAAGAAGATAAATAATGGCAGGATTTTTAGATAATATTAGAAGCGGACAATCTTTGACTACCCTATTTAGAAACCTTAGTAAGGTTTCAAGGTTCGGTATGAAGTATCAAGATATGATAATAAGGAATTCCCAGTCTATAGGGAAGACCGAATCTGGTTTTGTTAACTCAGAAGGGGTCGGAGCTACAGTTTCTGATGCTTTCAGATGGACTTCAGCTTTACAAGATACTAGAGTAAGAAAATATATAGCATATTTTGATAAAGATTATGGAGGAAAAAGGGATTTTCTTAGAAAATTTTCTTTAAATGGTGAGATTGAATTCATATTAGATACTATGTCGGACGAAGCTATAGTCCAAGATTCCAAAAACTTTTTTGCTTACCCAGAAATGGTAAATCTGGATTTAAAAGATAAGGTTAGAGATAAGGTTTTCGAAAACTTTCGAAAAATATATTCACTTTTTGGCTTTACTAATTCAAATTTAGGTTGGCAATACATGAAGCAATTTCTTATAGACGGTTTTTTGGCTTTAGAAATAGTTTACGATAACACTGGGAAAAATATAGTCGGATTTAAAGAACTTGATGCAATTTCTTTGCAACCTACAGTAGAAAAAGTTGGACCTGATAAATTTGAACAGTTTTGGATACAATACCCAGGGAATGCAAATTTAACTAGAAAGCTTAAAGACGAGCAGGTAATATATCTTTCTTATGCAAAAGGTAATGCTATATCTAGGGTTAGCTATATCGAAAGATTAGTTAGATCCTATAATATATTAAGAATAATGGAAAATACTAGGGTTATATGGAACGTAATGAACGCTTCATATAGACTTAAATTTATTATTCCTGTTGGTACTCAATCTCAACAAAAAGCGCTTCAAACACTGGGCCAATTAATGTCCAATTACAAGGAAGAAATAGACCTAGATGATAGCAGTGGAGAATTAACAATTAACGGAAGACCAAAAGTACAGTTTTATAAAAATTATATGTTTCCTGAAAAAAATGGGGAAAGTCCACAGATAGAATCTCTGAATCCAAACGGCCCTGATTTTAATGTCATGGAAACTGTTACGTATTTTTTCAATAAACTAAAACAAGATTCTAAAATTCCTTATGCTAGATTTGCTGCTAAAGGAGGAACCCCATCTAACCATCAAATAAATATAGATCAGATGGAAAGGGATGAAATGAGGTTTGATAAATTCCTGAATAGATTGAGATCTAATTTCCAAGAGATTTTAATAAAACCTCTATACATTCAGATGTGTTTAGATTACCCAGATTTGGCATCGGATCAATCTTTTAAATCTAATCTAGGTATAAATTTCGTAAAAGAGAGCGAGTTTGATTTAAAAATTAAACTCGGACATCTTGCTAAAAGAGCTTCTTTCATATCTACTCTATCTACTCTTTCTGAAAAAGTTGGGGAAGAGGAAGAGGCTTATTTCGATCCAAATTTTTTAGTACAAAGATTCCTTGGATTAACTCCAGACGAAATAGAAGCCAATTCTAGGTATAAGGAAAAAATAAAAAAGATCTTCGAAAAGAAAAAAGAAGCTGAAGGATCAGGAGAAGAGGGAGCAGAAGAATCAGGAGGAGAAAGTAACTTTACTTTATAAAAATAAAAATGGAAGGAATAGAATTTAAAGCGGGTAAAATATTACTCGTTGGTGATTTAGTTTTTGACGAGTATATCATGGGGACTTCGTCCAATATTTCTTATGAATCCCCAATTCCAATAGTTAAAAGGGAGTTCACTGAATACCAATTAGGAGGTATAGGAAACATAGCAAATAATATAATTAGTCTAGAGGGATCCTGCGATATTTTAAGTATTGTCGGAAAGGATGCTCTAGAAAAGCTAATAAAAAATAAATTCAAGGAAGTTGCATTACCAGAGGATCTTATATTAACCTTGGATGATTATCAAAATTCTTTAAGTACTCGAGTTTTTAGTTCAGGTAAACATGTAGCTAGAATAGATACCCCAACATCACCTATAAAATCTAGGGATAAGATTTATAATTTTATAGAAGATAAAATTTCTAATATCAAGGAATACTCAGCTGTAATAATTCAGGATAGTGGTAGAATGTTTATAGACGAAAAGATTTTGGATCTTGTTATTTCTAAAGCTTTATCTGCTAACGTACCGATTATCCTGGATGTCCCTAATTATCACAACTCCAATTATAAATTAAATTCTCTAGCTTCAGTGAATATACTGAGGACGAATTTAAATTATATGAAAACTATTAATAGACTTCCTCTGGAAGTTGATTTAACGAAAGAGGAGTTAGAAGGGCTTTGTTTTGATTTCATAAGAAAAACAGGAATAGATTCGCTAATAGTAACATTAGGAAGTGGTGGATTATTATACGTTAAAGAAGATAAAACGAAATTAGTAGAAGGGTATAAGGTTTACGTCTTTGATGCTAGTGGTGCAGGAGATAGCTTAGTAGCTACTTTATCTTTGTGTATGGCTTCTAAAATAGATATAGATAATACATTAGAAATTTCTAATATAAGTGGGCATATATCTTGTAGGTACATGGGAGCAACCCCAGTTGAGCTAGGTGAGTTGGTGGAGGCATGTAAGATGCTTAAGTATAACTCCGATAGTAAGTAGAATATATAATTTTTAATTAAAAGTCTTAAATACCTCTGCCCTCTTTTAATTTTTTAATCTATATTTGTTAACTCAAAATTAGCTATGATTAAAAATCTCCCAGGATATAATAAAAACGTAGATATATTAAAAAATTGGAAGCTTTTCTATATAGAGGAACATCCCATAGGAGAAAGAATTATAATTACCTGGAATGGTAAAGGTCTAAAATATTTTAATTCTGAGTTATCTGAATTAGATTCTTTGAAATATGCAAAATTTTCTTTCCCTCTAAAATATGCTTTAATAAACTCTAATATTAAAGGGGGATGGGTTTTCGATACTATTTTTTCTGATGATATATGTACAGTGACAGATTTTGATGAAAACTCTACATTAGGAAGTATTTGCGGAATTTTAGAATACAAAATTAGAAGGCATTCCCTATTAACTTTATTTAGATTTTTACCTTCAAAAACTAGCAATATAAAAATTTGTTCTAGTGAAGAGGTTGCTATAGGTTTTAAGGTTAAAAAGAAAAAGAATTTAAATTATATAGCTAAATCTCAAGACAGCTACTCATTTTGTTCAACCTCGAACAGGGTTTTGTTAAATTTTTTATAATAACCTTCCAAATTTAGCTTTATTGTAAGGAAAAAAGAAACTTATAGTATATTTCTCCATATAGTATCCAAATATAAATAAGGATGCTGCAAGAACTTCTAACTGAAAAATTAAGACCCAATAAAGTAGAACAAATGATACTCCCGGAAAGAATTAGAAGTTCTTTCCAAAGTACCGAGTTAAATCAACACATACTCTTAGCAGGCTCTCCCGGATGCGGGAAAACAACTTTGGCTAAAATATTAGCTAAAGGATATCCTAGTAAATTTATAAACGTTTCAGATGAAAGTTCTGTAGATGTAATCAGGGGTAAAATAAATGACTTTTGTAGATCTATTAGTATCATGGATGGGATTTCTCCCATGAAGGTGGTTATACTTGACGAGTTTGATGGCGCTTCTGCCCAATTTTATAAGGCTATAAGAGGTACGATAGAAAAATTCCAGGGCAATACTAGATTTATAGCTACCTGTAATTGGATTAATAATGTACCCGATCCTGTACAAAGTCGATTTGAGATTATTAACTTTGACCCAGTTAATGCCAAAGAGGAAGAGTATATGAAAGAGGAATGGCAGAAAAGAATCAGCCTTATACTTTCAAAAATAGGTATGGCTATAGATGAGGAATCTCTAAATGAATTTACTAGAATAAATTTTCCTGATTTAAGAAGTGCTTTAAACCGAATACAATCTTGGATTATTGACGGTACTAAAGTTATTGATATAGCTAAGATTAAAAATTCCGGTTGGTCATTTGAGGATCTTTATCTTCTTTTGGTAAATAAACCAGATCCAGTATCTAATTATCAGGTTCTAGTAGGCCAATATTCATCTAAAGTGGAAGATGTCATGACAGCTTTGGGTGGAGAATTTATAGATTGGATACTTAGAAATAAAACAGAACATATTGATAAGATTCCGGGGATTATAGTTAAGGTTGCAGAGCACCAAGCTCAAAGAGGACAGGTAAT